TCATTATCATCACCGTCAGAAAAGCGTGCAACATTAATTTCCACAACAGGATCAATATTGAAGTAAGTAGCAACTAAGTCTACAACTTCCGAAATAAGCTGCACCTTTTCTTTTAGTTTCATAGAATCAGTATTCCAATAAAAGCAACTTCGATGAAAGTAAATACAACTGTAACAGCAATGTCAATATTTGAATAAAACATTAGACAATCAGAGGTGCATAGAAAACTTGATCCATGTCAACCTCTTCTTCTGCCAACTCTTGAAGTACGTCAGCCCACTCATGCAGCGTGAAAACATTTAGATCGTTAGTTTCTTGATCAAAGAACATCATGTAGTCGGTGTTGCGCTCAACATGAAAAGCATCAGAAAACATTTCATCGCCGTAGAACATTTCGACAACTTCCCAGTCTTCCAACTGCTCAGCGAGCACTTCATTCAGCTCGCCAGCATCAATCAGGGACTCACGATGCCGACGTACTTTTTCCGCCCATTCGATTGGCTGAAAGAAAGAGAATTGCGCGTCAGCTGCGTCAAACATTACTCGTACAATCATGGTACTCTCCTCAAACTATGTGTATATTATACAACCTTCGGCATTCTATGTCAAGCACTTTTTTGCAGTTTTTGTGCGAGCCACGCAAGGTTTTTGGGCTCATAGCCCATAACTGCAATGTAACCGAGAGCCACTTCCTTGGAGCAGCCTTCTTGCAGCATACCATAATACACCGTTAGCATCTCGAACTGAATTTTGGTCATGGTACTCTCCTCAAACTATGTGCATATTATACACCATAAAGCAACTGGTGTCAATATGTTTTTTCTTCTTCGGTCGAAAATTAACGTAACCGAATTCCGGGGGGCCGCATTCGACCTAAAAAAATCAAGAATTATTTTGCTTCAATTTACCAAAATTTTCGTGAATTATCTGCGATTTGCTGCTCGCTGCCACTTTTAAACCCCGCAACGGGGTCTTTGCGAATTAGACCAAATTGTTTAAAATTTTTTGCACTTACGACCCCGCGTAGGGTTGACACTGTTAGCTTTTGCACTTAAAATGGCGCGAAGCGCTTATAAAATTTTGTTATAAGCAGCTGCTTACAAAGACTAAAATATTCTAAAAAATTTGCGCAAATGCAGGCAGAAAAACTTGACACCGGATCGCTTTGGCACTATAATGGGCGCGCCGGCGCCAAAAGACCATTCAAAGCAAAAACAATTTTGCCCATACCTGCAAAAAAGACTTGACAAAGTTAGCTCAAGCACTTATACTGGCGCAGGGGACACTTTGGGAAATCGTCGTCGTACTACTACTGGCGCGCCCGCGCCAAAATTTTTTGTCAAGAAATTTTTTTCCAAATGCGAGCGATTCGCATTTGCGAGCGATTCGCATTTGCGAGCGATTCCCATTTGCGAGCGATTCGCATTTGGAAGTTGGCACGGAAATTGCTTATCGGAAAATTTTGGTTTTTCCGGAAAAAAGGAAAAATTTGGCGAGAGGGAGTGTTCCACGTGGAACAGGGCCAAATGCAAATAAGAACCATTCGCATCTGCTAGTTAAATAAAAAAGCCGGGCTAACCCGGCTTATATTCTTTATTTAGGCGTCCAATTAATTGCCCTTTTTTATTATAATAAGTAGTCCAAGCTACAATAGGCGATTTATAATAATAAGCATTTGTAATAAGCCTCATTTATTCTCCAAGCCTATCCCATGCTTCAATTTTAAAATTAATATCAAGCGTAAAATCATTTAGAGGCGAGGTGCAGTTATAAGTATCTTCAATATAAAAGCGCTCACAGATTTGTTGTTCAATTGCGAAAATAATAGCATTATAAGCGGCAGAGTCCAGGTTAAGGTCGTCCAGGTTTGCTTTAAATTTAAGTTTCATCATTTTTATTTTCTCCAGATAATCGGATCAGTCATAATAGCGTAAACAAGCGTGCCTAGGGGAATTAAAACCATAATAGCCATAATTAAATAAATCATAATAACCCGCCCCTTATAAGGGGCGGAAGTTATTGGAAACAATAGCATCTTTCCAATTGGGAGCAGGCGCTTCCATATATTCGCTCCGCTTCATATCGCGTAGCAAGCGCGGCAGAATAACGCGCCCTTCATAGTCCCGCGCATCCTCAAGCGCCGTGTGAGGCTCAGGGGGAAGCTCTGGCGCGATGAAAGAGGCGACAGTATCCGCTTTCCGATGAAACGTCATATTGCCCAACGCCGTCGGAGCATTGAAGGCATGACGGTCTAAAACGTGCGCCAGATAGCGACGCTTTCGGCGAGGGCCGCTCTCAATCCATGCACACGCCGCCGCATACATGCAGAAGCGATCTAGAAAGGGCTCCAGGTCAATTCCCGTAGAGTCGCAAGCGCGAACATCAAAGGGCATATTGTAAGCCGTCAGCACGGGCTGGTAATGCGCCAGGGCTTGAGCAAGCCAGCGGTTCACGGCAGGCACGCTGGCGAGCATCCGGCGACCGTCCGCCAGCATTGCCGAATAAGCAGACCGGCGAGCGGCAAGGCGATCATGGGAAAAAACCGGATCTTTCGCGACGTGGAAAAGCTCGTCATTCTCGTCAGCATAAACTTCCCGAAGCAAGACCCCGCAAGAAGTCTGGACATTGCCCATTTTGTCCACAATGACAGCGCCAAAGTCCGCGACGCGCCCCGACATAGAGGTCTCAGTGTCCACCACCAGGAAAAACTTTTTCATTTTAGTGTCCCTTAGCTGCTAGCTTTTTATTTATCTGGTTCGCATCAATCGCGTTCCAGCCTTCGGCTCGCGCCATTGCGAGCACAGAGGCATTATCGTCAATAATGCTAATGCTTGTCAATGGGCTAATGTATTTTTTTATTAGCGCCTTTTTCAATTCTGCATCAGGGCGATTATCGCCTTCCCGACGCGAAAGGATTAGGGAAGGTTTAATCCCGTGCCTTTCCAGATAGGCTAGATCAGCTTCACCTAAAACCCGCGCTGTACAAATAGCTGCGGGCTGGTCAAGCGCAATATCGGCTTGCAGGTATTTAGCGAGCGGGAGCAGTGAATCTTTCGCAATTTTTTCGGGTGTGGAATTTGCGCGCCATGCTGCCAAGTCTAGATTGCCTTGCGAGTCCGCAAGCTGGCGATGGCGAGAGCAGACCACAGTCCCGTCTAAGTCCCAAATTTTCATTAAATCAAGCTCCAGTAGCCGACAATCGAAACCAGGTTTAAGCCTACCAGATTCCAGGCCCGGAGTCTAGTAGCCTGGACCGTAAGCAGGGCGAGCCCTACGCAAGCGAGCCAATATCCGCGCACCCCTGGCATATGGTAGGGAGCGAGGGCGAGCGCGCAAGCGCCCACCCACCCCATGACAACATCAAGCCTCATTGTTGACAGCCTCTAGAATGAGCCCAAGCGTAGCAGTGGGCGCTTTGTCAAGCCCCGGAAGGCTCATGCCCATTGCCTGTTCAATTGCGGAGCAAATATCCGCCTTGCTAGGTCCCGTGCGCTTCCGCGCGGGGGCTTGTGCCTTAACGTATTCGATGCCCAAGCTTTTAGCCTTAGAGATAATGGAGCGATAGCTAACGCCTAGCTCAGCAGAGAGGGCGTGCGCCTTCTCTAGGTTAAGGGGGGCCGCAGCACGAAGCTTAGCGACCGACGCATCATTGTAAGCAGACATAGGAGTCATCCTTTCTCGGTTAATTGAAGGTTTATTGTGGAGCCATTTTCTGATTAGGTCAAGCATTTTTTTCTGTTTTCTGCGCGTTATAATTAGCGATAGCGCGCGCGACGTGTGCAGCCTCACTATCACGGCGATAGGACGCCGCGCGCTTGTAAGCATAGAGAGAGCGAGGAGCGCGGGAGGTACGATATTTCATTTGTTTATTTCCTTTCCTTTACCTTATGAGCCTATTATGCGCGCCCACCAAAAATTCCGCAAGTACCGTTCGTCGGCTGGCCGCCATACAAAAATCGTGCCAGCTTTTTGCTAGCAAAAACCGTGCCAGCTTTCCGCTAGCAAGAAGCGTGCCAGGTAGGGGGCGGTAATGAGACTCATTCTCATTTAGGCCAGCCGCGCTCCCCCGCACGTACAACTTTGTAAAAATTCAAAAACCGATTTCGGTGTATAAAAATCGATACATAACCAAAAACAAACCTTGACAACGCTCCTCAAATTGCATATAATATTTTTCAAGTTAAGAGGAATCTTTCATGAAAAAACAAATTTTACTCTTGCTCGTCCTAGTCGCCTCGGCCAATGCCGCAGAAGACCCAATCATTACAGAAACAACGAGCACGGTTACAACAGATTCGACAACTACACTCAAGTCGCCCCCGCCGTCGGCAATTATTCCGACTATGAACTTTTCCAACTCGGACTTGTGCACGGTGGGAGTAGCTGGAGCAGTTCAGACACAAATTCTCGGACTTTCGGCAGGTGCGACGGTACGAGATATGAACTGCGAGCGATTGAAAAATGCCAAAACCCTGTTTGATATGGGTATGAAAGTAGCAGCAGTTTCTACAATGTGCCAAGACAAACGTGTATTTGACGCAATGATGAATGCCGGGACACCCTGCCCGTATGACGGGCTAATCGGTCCAGACGCAAAAGCCGCGTGGCTAGCAAATGAAGAGAAACAACCAGGTGCAGAAAAAGAGATGTCAAATGGGAAAAAGACTGCTTTGGGCGGTGCTGGGCTTTTGGGCCTTCTTGCCGCTCTGCTCGCACTCTGAAGAGTTATTCGACTCTTCCGTAGTTTCTGCTTTGAGATGGGCAAATGTGTTGCCTCCGCAGGCGGGACTGCAAGTCAACAGCGTTTTTTACCGCTACACAACTGAAAAAGCCGTGGAAGACGCTTTGCTGGTTCATGTGCAGAACGAAGACACGGATGGACCTGGGTACATTTTTCGGTCTACCGATGATTGGACAGGCGTTCCTGGAAATACAATTACTCGATTTATCCCAGTATCTCTAGCTGGCTCACGATTTGGACAAGGCTCAATTCAGACTGAAGGATTCGGAACGGTTTCAAACCCGACAGTAATTTACAACTATTCATACGATCCGTGTTTCGACCCTCAGTCTGATCCTTCTTGCCCTGGTTACCTACCTCCATTTGAGCCTCTCGAAATGGAAATGTATGATTCTGATGAGTTTATTCAGGCGGAGCTGGACCGCAAGGCGACTTTAGACCGTACCGACGAAGAAGAGCGTGACCGTCGGCGTATGCAGGGTATGAAACAGGAAAGGCTTGAAAAAACTCTTTCCGCCGTAAATACCGCAATGCTTACAGCAAATGCAGCAGCAATGGAAGCTCAGTTAGTTGCAATGAGCGTAATTCCTTCTAGCTACCAGACTACGATAGTTGGTGGCAGATACGACGACTCAGTAGAGTTGCCTAGTAAAAAGCTACCCGACAATGCTTCCGGGCGTCGAGTCGGCCTAGCACAGCAATTACTCCATGAGAGAATGGTTGATTCTCAATATGATTAAGGAGACTTTAATGAAGAAAGCACTTGCCTTACTAGGTTTAGCAACAGCAAGCACGGTGTTTGCAGTTGATGCGCCCATTACTGGTACAGTAGCCTCTAAATGTGTAATTGTGACTGATACAGCAGGTGTGTATGGAAACCCGACGCCCTCTGTCCTTTCTACAGCAGCCGTAGATGGTGGCGTTGAGCCCATCGTTCGCTATGATGTTATTAGTGCAGATTTTTATAAAGCTGTAATTTCTACTCCAGATAGTTTTTCTTCTTCTCCGGTCTTAACTGATGTTGTAAACTGGACTGGCTCTGTTTCTGTAGCAGAAGTGACAGATCCGCTTATGTCGGCTTACGATACAAATAAGCGTACTTTTAATAACGTAACTGAGTTCGATCTAACTGTAGCGGGTACTGTATGGTTCAAAGTTTCTTCGCAAGCAGATTATGGAGCAACAAAAGCATTTCCTGGAGGCAACTATGTCTCCGTGGTAAATGCGGAGTGTATTGCGCTTTAATTCTGTGTATGCCCGCTTATGGGCATCAGTTTATGCCAACCTACCCGAAGCTACAGCCTTCATATGTTGAAGGCGTGCTTCGGGCAAGAATGGAAATATTCAATTCTCGAGAAGATATTGAATATTATGAATTTAGTGTACATGACGAAAACTGGGATAAAATTCCTTTTGCTACAACAGAACGTATTCTTTATGTACCTTATTTAAAAAGAACTTATGTAGATATATTCATAAAACAAGAAGATAGAGATCGAGCGGTCTACATTTGTTCAATGTCGAAGATTCTAGCAGGAGTACATCAATCTACTGTGGTATCTTCTAAAATTTGTTCTAAACTGAAGTGAGTTGAATGAGATTTCTTTTTCTTTTATTAATGCCTTGTGTAGTGTTGGCAGATACAAGTTCTTTGAACTTGGCTCTTCCAGCTTCTCCGCAGAGCTTTCAGACCGATAGATTTCGGGCAGGCGACATGGATTGCTCTTCAGCGATCGGTTCTGCTACGAATATCGAGTTTGGGGTTGTAGGTGTGATTAATGAAGGAAATCAATTTGCTCAACAGCTTCTAGCACAGGGACCAATTTACAACGACGCAAAAGATATTGGCGTCTATGGAAAGATTACTATTCCAATTGGCGCTCCCAAAGAACGAATCAATTGTAATGTTTTGTACAAACTAGAGCTTGAAAGAAGGCGTCTAGAAATTGCAAAGTTGAGGCAAGAAGTTGAAACGCTACGTAATCTTAAATTTGAGAATTAGTTTACTTCTCTTAGCAGGCTGTGCTACTAATCCGCCTTCATTGATTGAGCAGATTAAACTAGACACTGCCAAAAAGTATAGAGAAGCCTGTATGAATAGTATGGGCGAAAATATTGACCCTCTTATGCGTGTACAAATTTTGCAACAATGCAACGCCTGGGCAAGAAAAAAAGCAGGTTTCTAGTATGGCTGACTTAGGAGAAGGACTAGATAAAGTTGAGGAAGAAGTAGAGAATCTAAAGAATACTAAGGTTACTCTTTTTGGTATCTCTATGACTCCCACTACGATTGGAGCTGCTTTTGCTCTTGTAAGCTCTCTGCTTGGAAGTCTCTATGCAGGCTTTGAAATTTATAAAGACTACATGGAAATGAAAGAGAAGCTTGCAAATCTTGATGTTGAAGCAATCGAAAGCCGCAATGCACTAATTGAAACAAAGCTGGACGAAGCCATCGAATATACACGAGACATTAAATCTGGACTTCGTGATGACATTCTGGCGATTGAAAAGCAGGCTGATCGTGTAGAAGACATGGTTCGTGAAACTGAAAATGACGTACGCTCTATCGTTCGTGAAGCAGAAAAGAGCTTTGACGAAAAAAGAGACCGTTTACAGTCTGATTATGACACAGCCGCTTCCCGTCTTCGTGATAATAGCGACCGAAAGATCGCCGAGCTAGAAGAACGTTTAAATGCAAAACTTCAGCGAGCCTTAGATAACCCGCTTGCTGAGTAATTTTGATACACCAAACAAAAATATTTCTTGACTTTGTAACCTCACCCCCGTATAATGAACGACATGACAAAAGAACTTGCTGCCATTTCTCCTGAAGGACTTGAAGTTGCAAATACTTATTTGCAATACGGGAACATTCGTGCTGTATCTCAAGACCTTGGAATTCCAGAGAATCAAGTGGTAGAGGTTTTAAATAAACGTGAAGTAAAGAAGTACATTGATAATGTCTATCTAGACATGGGCTATCGCAATAAAAACCTTATCGGAGCTGTTCTTGACGAAATGATTGAGAGCAAACTTGAAGAGGCAAAAGAAACTGGCATATACTCGAGCAAAGATCTAGCGGACTTACTGCAAATGGCACATAAGATGCGTATGGATGAGTTAAAGGCACAAGCTGAACTCGAAAAAGCATCTGCCGCCAACATTCGCAATCAAACGAATGTTCAAATTAATGAAGCAGTTCCGTTTGGTCAGGGCAATTATGGCAAGCTTATGGAGAAGCTGTTAAAAAATGTCAACTGATGAAGTCGAAAAGGTGCGTTCAGAACTGCGTCTTCATGAAATTCAGTGCGAAGAACGTTGGAAAACCAACTTTCAGCGACTGGAGGCCATTGAAGGGCAGCTTTTGCGATTTGAAAACAGAATGATGGCCGTATCTGGTGCTCTTATTCTTTTTCTCGGCGGGGTCATTGTGACTCTCGTGACTATGCTAGGCTAATGCCTCTTGTATTTGGCTATAGCAAAGCATCCATTTCAAAAAATATTCGCACAGAAATGCGTGCGGGAAAGTCTCGAAAGCAAGCAGTAGCAATTGCTTTGTCTACTGCAAGAAAAGCGCGTAAAAAGCGCAAGAAGTCGAGGAGACAATAATGCTAGCAGGAAAAGGAACATACGGTAAGAAACGTGGTCGTCCGCCCATGAAGGGTAAGAAAAAGCCTATGAAAGGCAAGAAAAAAGGACTTACTGCAAAGCAGAAAAAGCTTCCGATGGCTCTTCAAAAAGCCATTATGAAACGGCAACGCGGCTGAAGCCGTCACTAGAAGCCGGGAGCTTCTTGGAGACACATATGATTCATCAAAAACGTGAGACATGGTGGTACACAGGTGCCGGGAGCAAAAAAGCATTTACTTCCAAAGAGGAAGCAGAGCAATTTGCAGGAGTTAGCAGTGGCACGAAAAAAGAAATCTTCATCGAAGAAGAAGCCAGTACCGACGAACAAAACTTTGTATTCGAGAGTGAAAGCGGAAGCGAAGAGTAGATTTAAAGTCTATCCCTCTGCATACGCAAATGGCTGGCTCGTGCGAACATATAAAGCACGCGGCGGCAAATATAAAATGGGTTAAATTATGAAAGCTCTATATATAGGTAATGGGAAAGCCATTCTTACAAAAGATGGCCACACTGATGTAGCTTCTGCTATGAAGAGTGTACAAGTAATCATGCAACACTGTGAAATGATTATGGGCGCTTTTAGTGAAATGGATTCGGAAAGCCCGCTTCCCACTTGGTGGACGAATAAAATCGCTATCTCCGAGTACGAAGTCGTCTCTGCTGCAAACTACTTGTCTGCGGACATGAGCATGAATGATGGCGAGGAAGCCTAGCGGCGGTCTTACAAAGTGGTTTAAAGAAAACTGGGTTGATCTATCTCGACCTAAGAAAGGCGGGGGCTTTGAGCCTTGTGGGCGTTCCAAAGCCAAGAGTGGAAAATATCCAAAGTGTGTTCCAGCAGCAAAAGCTGCACGGATGACACCAGAGGAAAGACGCTCCGCCATTCGTCGTAAACGTGCGGCGGGTAATAAAGGCGGAAAGCCGACGTATGTAGCTACATTCGCTCGCAAGAGACGTAGAAATGGTAAGAAAAAGAAGTAGCACGCGTAAAAAGCATCCAGCAGTTAAGCGTGCTGGAGTTGCTGGGTTTAATAAGCCGAAACGTACTCCAGGGCACCCGAAAAAATCGCATATTGTAGTAGCAAAAGAAGGAAGCAAAGTAAAGACAATTCGCTTTGGTCAGCAAGGTGTAAGCGGCTCTCCTAAGAAAGCTGGGGAAAGTCCTGCATATCGAGCACGCCGTCTGGGATGGAAAGCCCGTCATGCGAAAAATATCGCAAAGGGCAAGATGTCAGCGGCATACTGGGCTGACAAGGTGAAATGGTAATGGAAGAAGAAATCAAGAAATCAGGATTTCATCCCGCAGACACTAATGGGGATGGACGCGTAAGTGATGAAGAACAATCAATGTACTTAGAGTTTAAGCGTAAAGAGCTCGAAGACAAAGATTCACAGCGAGATGCAATTCGTAAGATGGCTTGGTTTGCACTTTTTGGGCTTCTTGTCTACCCTATTGGCATTGCAATCACTTCAGCTTTTGGTATGGATACTGCGTCAGGTCTTATTGCTGATATTGCTCCTACCTACTTTGCTTCTATCGCGGTTCTTGTTTCCGCATTCTTTGGTGCTGATGCACTGAAAAAGAGCTAAATTATGTTGGATCTTATTTATACAGTCTGGAACTACATTCAAGCAATTCCGATTGTTGTAACCATTTGCTCGGCAATCGCGGCTACAACGCCAACTCCTGCCGATGATAAACTTTGGGCAAAAGTGTATAAATGGATTGATATTTTTGCAATCAATATTGGAAAAGCAAAAGAGCAAGCCGGAATTAAATAAATGGCAATTCAAATTAGTAGGCAGGATGTAATCGCAGATAGTCTTATGGAATTACCTGCTGACACTAAATTTTTGAAACTCCCAATAGACCCTTATCTAGAGCTATTGGGAGTTTCTCCTCTTCCTTCCCAGATGGCAATTATCAATGCCGTCAATAACCCGAAGTATCGTTTTATCTGTGCTGCAATTTCTCGTCGGCAGGGAAAAACTTATATTGCCAATATTATTGGGCAGCTAGTGTCTCTTGTTCCCAACTCAAACATTCTCATTATGTCTCCAAACTATTCGCTTTCTCAAATTTCTTTTGATTTGCAGAGAAATTTGATAAAGCACTTTGATTTGGAAGTCACTAAAGACAATGCAAAAGACAAAGTAATTGAACTTTCAAATGATTCGACTGTGCGTATGGGCTCAGTTAACCAAGTCGATTCGTGCGTAGGTCGAAGCTACGACCTCATTATTTTTGACGAAGCAGCGTTAGCAGATGGCAGGGATGCCTTCAATGTAGCTCTTCGACCTACGCTCGATAAAGATAACTCAAAAGCAATCTTTATCTCTACACCTCGTGGCAAGAGTAACTGGTTCGCAGAATTTTTTGATCGAGGATTTAGCTCTGAATTCCCAGAATGGTGCTCAATCCGCGCAACCTACAAGGATAACCCGCGCATGTCCGAGCTTGATATCGCTGAAGCTCGTAAGTCCATGAGCGACGCAGAATTTCGGCAGGAATATGAAGCAGACTTTAACACATATGAAGGACAGATTTGGGCATTTAACTCAGAGCGATGCGTGGACAACTTTTTGGAATTGGACACTCGTCGTATGGATGTGTTCGCCGGTCTTGACGTGGGCTATCGTGACCCTACTGCATTTTGCGTCGTTGCTTATGATTGGGATTCCGGAAAATACTACATTCTAGACGAATACCTAGATGCAGAAAAAACAACAGAACAGCACGCTGAAGTCATTCGCGGTATGATTGACAAATGGAATATTGACTATATCTATATTGACTCAGCGGCTCAGCAGACACGATTTGACTTTGCACAAAACTATGACATTTCTACAGTCAATGCAAAGAAATCAGTTCTGGATGGAATTGCTCATGTGGCAGCGATTGTGGACAATGATAATCTTCTGGTGGACCAAACTTGTAAGGAGACTCTTGCAGCCTTGGATCAATACCAGTGGGACCCAAACCCGAACCTAGCAAAGGAAAAGCCAAAACACAATCGTGCATCGCACATGGCAGATGCTCTTCGATATGCTTTGTATTCGTTTGAAACAAGCAATAGCGGGTTTTAATGATACCTGCTGAAAAATAATATTTGACAAGCTACCTGTAAACCGATATAATTCTGGATATAAGAATGAAGAAGCTGAAGCGTGATCCCATAAAGTACATTCGTGACCGTGCTAAATCCAAGTACGAAAAAGGAACCGAATGTTTTATCTGTGGAGCGAAAACAGAGCTTGATTTTCACCACTTTTACTCTCTAAGCCCTTTACTTGCACAGTGGCTGAAGAAGAAGCAAGGGGAAAGACCGCAGCATTACACTGATGAATACATTGTAATTTGGCGAGACGAGTTTATTGAAGAAAACCAGGCAGAGCTTTATGAGCATACAGTTACACTTTGCCATAAGCACCATCTAGAGCTTCATTCAATTTATGGAAGAAACCCAGGGCTTGGTACTGCAAAGAAGCAAGCGAACTGGGTACAGATTCAAAGAGACAAACATGGCATGGTATGACAGACTTATCGGCAAGAAGCTAGAGGATACTGAGGAAAAGCTCAATCCTGCTCAGCCGTACTATGACCATAAAGTCGAGTCTTCTCGCGAGTTTACATTTCGCTACGAGCGCGCATACGAAGACATTGAAATTGTCAACCGTGGTGTAAACCTTATTGTAGACGATGCGTCTGAGATTCCCGTAAAGGTTGGGCCTCAGATTCCGAATATGATGAGTGTAGTGAAAGGCATCAAACGCTCTCGCGTTGAACTACTTCTGAATAAAGAGCCTAACCCTTTTCAGGATATTTCCACGTTTCGTCGTAACCTAATTACTGACTTTATTTTAGATGGAAATATTTTTATTTATTTTGATGGTTTGCACCTGTATCATTTGCCTGCAAACAAAATGATTATTCATGCAAGTGAAGATACTTATATTGAAAAGTTTACTTTTAATGAGCGTGTAAACTTCAAGCCTTCCGAAATTATTCATGTAAAAGATAACTCGTTTTACTCCATTTATCGTGGAACGAGCCGCCTCAAGCCTGCACTTCGTACAATGATTCTTATGCAGCGTATGCGCGATTTTCAGGATAATTTCTTTAAGAATGGTGCAGTACCGGGGCTCGTTCTGAAAAGCCCAAATACTCTTTCAGAAAAGATTAAAGAGCGAATGATCCAATCTTGGGTCGCTCGCTATCGCCCCGATGCGGGGGGTCGTCGTCCTCTTATTTTGGACGGTGGCGTAGAAATTGACCAAATCTCGAATGTAAACTTTCGTGAATTGGATTTTCAAGAAGCAATCGCAGAGAATGAAAAGATTATTTTGAAAGCACTTGGAGTGCCCCCGATTCTTCTTGATTCTGGAAACAATGCAAATATTCGTCCGAATATGCGTCTTTACTATCTGGAAACAATTCTTCCGATTGTACGCAAGATGAATTTTGCAATTGAAAGATTTTTTGGGTTTGAGCTTACAGAAGATGTTACTGACATTCCTGCGCTTCAGCCCGAACTTCGCGACCAGTCTCAGTATTACTCTGCACTTGTGAATACTGGTATTATTACTGCAAACGAAGCGCGTGAACATTTAGGGTTTGAGCCGGTAGCGGGGCATGATGAATTACGAGTTCCTGCGAATATTGCAGGGAGCGCTACAAACCCTGACCAAGGCGGCCGCCCCACAGAAGGAGATAACACAGATGGGTAGTATACGACAAAGGCATAAAGTTCTCGAAGCTGTCGTAATGACAATGATGGAGCAAGGAAAAGTTCTTTCTCGTCATGAGTATGAGCAGCTTGGGATGAATGTTCAGGTTCGAGCTGGTATTGTTATGAATCATTTTGGAAGCTGGTCTCGCCTGCTTCGCATTATTGAAAACACCATGCCAGAAGAGTGGGCACAGATGCAGCCGAAAGCTGCTCCTCCTGCGCCAAACCCCGCTCCCGCAGTGGAGAAGAAAGAGGTGCCTAAGCCGGCACCGAAGGCGGAGCCAAAACCTGCTCCCAAGCCTGCTGCACCAGCAGCAAAGTCGGAAGAGTAAGATGGAAAAGATTTTCAACCTTACTTCCACCTTTAAAGCCTTACAGGAAGACGAGGACGGATCTGTCCAAATCGCTGGAATGGCAAGCACAAAAGACTTTGATCGTGCTGGTGATTCCATTTCTCCGGAAGCCTGGACAAAGGGTGGACTAAACAATTTTGAAAAGAATCCTATCATTCTTTTTAATCATGATTACAATAAGCCGATTGGCCGTGCAACTGGACTGAAAGTCACAGAGAACGGTCTTGAGATGAAGGCAAAGATTAGCAAGTCTGCTCCCGATTCTGTGGCGCAGTTAGTTAAAGAAGGTATCCTTGGTGCATTTTCCGTTGGTTTCAAAGTCAAGGATGCTGATTACATTAAAGAAACTGACGGATTAATGATTAAGGATGCTGAGTTGTTTGAAGTATCGGTTGTTTCCGTACCTTGCAATCAAGCAGCTACTTTTTCTCTGGCGAAATCTTTCGACTCCATGACGGAGTATGAAGAATTCAAGAAAACTTTCACCAATCGTGTAGATCTAGCCGGTCAGTCTCTGGCTAAGGATGAAGATTCATTAGTAGCTAGTGATACACCGGACGGAGCGAACACTGTCGCTCAAAAGGAGATCAAAATGTCGGAGCAAAAAACTCCCGAAATCGACTTGGAAGCTTTTGCTAAGAAGGTGGCAGAGGAAACTGCTGCTAAAATTGCAATGAAGCAGGCCGAGACGAAGGCAGCCGAAGAGAAGGCAGCCGCAGAAGCCGCTAAGAAGGCGCAGGCAGAAGCCGAAGCCAAGGCACAACAAGAAGCCGAAGTGAAGCAAGCAGTTGTGACGGGCGTTGAGTCCGGCACCGAGAAGCTTCTCGCAGAAATGCAAGAGAAGATGACTGCTCGCGATGCAGACATGGAAAAGATTCTTAACGAGTACAAGCAGCAGCTCGAAGAGAAGACCGAGGAAATCACGAAGATCCGTGATTCCAAGCGTGTGTTTGCCGATCGTGCTGAGAAGTCCGACATCAGCAAGTGGGGCAAAGATTTTGTCACCGCTCATATGCTCGGTGTGATGACCAACAAAGGTTGGAATACTCGTTTTGCTCAAGACCTTCAGCAGAAGGCTGGGATCGACTATACCTCCAACGCAGCAGACATTGATCAGGAAGTTTCTAACCTGATCGAAAAAGAAATTATGCGTGAGCTTCGCGTTGCACGTCTTTTCCGCGAAATCCCCGTAAATGGTGCAGCTACTGTGCTCCCCATTCAGGTGGACGCAGCTCCTGCTTCCTGGGCTACCAATGCAACCTCTGGTAACCTCGAGAATCGTGGTGCTTCTAACAACACCTATCAGCCCAAGCAAGTGATTCTGAACGCTTATCGTCTGATTTCTTCGACCTTCATGGACAACGAAGTTGACGAGCAAGTGCTTGTGAACCTGATGCCGATGCTGGTCGAGTCCGTTGCTCGTGCCCATGGCCGTGCAGTGGAAGCCGCTATCCTCAATGGTAACGGTGCTTCCATCACAGGTCTCGACGGGTATGCAGCTGCTTATGATCCTGGTACATTCTCTCTGGCTGCTGGCACGCGCCTGACAGCAGCAATGCTTCTCGGCGCTCGCGAAGCAATGGGTAAGTATGGTCTGAGCCCTGCTGAAATGACTTACGTTGTAAGCCAGAACAGCTATTTCGACCTGCTGAACGATGCAAACTTCCAGACTCTGGATGAAGTTGGTTCCGATCTCGCAGCTCGTGTGACGGGTACCATTGGTGCAGTGTTTGGTACCCCCGTTGTTGTTTCCGAGGAGTTCCCCGCAGAATCCGCTGGTGCTCCCGCAGCTTTCGCAGTCTACAACCGCAACTATGTGATTCCGCGTCTGCGTGGTGTCTCCGTTGAGCAAGACTACGAAGTGATGAATCAGCGTCGCGTGATCGTTGCTACTCAGTCTCTTGGCTTTGAAGAAATTCTGGCTGGTGACGGTGCAGGCAACGAGCCCGCAATCAAGATCGATCACGAGGCATAAGCCTCATCCCTATAGCCAGGGGGACTTCGGTCCCCCAGGTTTTTACTAGTTGACTTTTATGGCAAATTTAGTTACACTCGAAGAATATAAAGACGCTGAGGGCATTAGCAATCCCAAAGAGGATTTGCGTATTAATGCTCTCATTCCATCTGTAAGTCAGCTAGTAAAAACCTATTGTGGCAATAGTATTATTGATTACTATTCTACTAATAAGACAGAAACTTTTAATATTGACTGGAATACACACATTATTCAGTTGACAGAAAGTCCTGTAAATACAATTGTAAGTGTTGAAGAGCGAGCTTCCTATCAAGATTCTTACGTGACTCTCACAGAAGCAAACTATGATTATTATTTTGATTCTACTACTGATAGTATTCTTCGGACTAACTCTTCTGGTGGGTATAACTCTTGGCGTAAGGGAGTTGCTGCCGCCCGAGTAGTTTATACTGCCGGATATGCTTCTACTCCTGAAGATTTGAAACTTGCAGTTTTTGATTTAATTACTTATTATCTGAAAGATGAATACAAAGAGCGTCGCACTCTTGGCGGTGCTAGTATTCAGAACCAGACTAGCACAACTCAACGTGATAATGTGGCATTTCCTGATCACATTAAGAGGGTACTTGACCTGTATAAGAATTTCTAATGAGCCTAAGCGATCAAAAAAGATTTTTAAGAAAGTTTGACGAAGAGCTTAGGAAATCAAGTAAGGCTTATAGAAAAGCAAAAGCAGATCAGCAGCATCATAGTTTTACAGTATCCAAGACAGCAATTATTCGAGGTATTACAGATACTATTCGTAGAGGGCTGGCCGGAAACAAAAACGCAGAGAAAATTATCTCAAAAATTCTATCAGATCTTTATAAAGATATTGAAGGGGCTATTGATAGTATTGCGCAGAATGTTGCCAATAAAATAGAAGATGACAGCGTAGTTGTAGGAAAAGTTGTAGCGTATGATAAAGGTAATCGTTTTGTAGCTTGGTTTGCTGCAACTCGACAAGAATCCGGAAAATTCAGAAGCGTTTACAGACAAGTATACAGAAGCTATGATAAAATTCTAGATAATCTTGCTAAGCGAATATCTGAAGTAAGCAAAGAAGTTGCTGGTGTTTCTTTTGGCGAACAAGCCAAAAACTATTTTAACCTAGAGCATGGAAAATTTAAAGGCGTTGCAGAATCCTTTGCGAAAGATGCAATGGTAGAAGCCCTTTTAGAAACTACATCAATTGGTGAAGCCGACGTATTAGAGTGGCTACGAAGAAGCGGAATAGACATACGAATTATAAGAAACACCAAAACAGATCTAATGGAAGTTTTTATTGGATCTAAATTTGCAAACCTGGAAGAAGGCGACTTATCCAAAGATAGGCTAAAACAGTTAAAAGAAATAGCTGCGGATGCTAGAGCCGTTGTTGAAAGTACAGGAGCAGAAATTCTTGGCCTTCCTGGCTCTCCTAGTTTTATTGATATTAAAAGAAAAAAGCTACTAAAAAAGGTAGCAAAAGAATTTGAGTCAATTAAAAACGTACAGGTAAAGATAGGCGAAAAATTAGACGTCAAAGGACAAAAAACTTCTGTAGAGTCAAAGTCTAAGCAAAGAAAGACTAAGAAAGCAGCAGCAGGGTTTACAAAAGGCAAAGGGGGCACGGCACCCACTCGCCGAGTAAAAAAGGGTGTTGCTTCTTCGCCTCTACAACTAATTGCGATTATTAACAGTAAGCTTCCGAAGACAGTTGCAGAGAATATGCAGTATCCTCGACTACAGTACCGAACTGGAAGATTTGCAAGCTCTGTGCGTGTTACAGATGTTAATATAACTGCTCAAGGTTTTCCAAGCATCGGTTATACTTATCAAAAGTTCCCTTATCAGACTTTTGAACCAGGCTACGCGCAAGGCAGTGTAGAGCGAGATCCTCGTCGATTAATTGATATATCTATCCGGCAAATAGCAGCCGAACTTGCATTAGGAAGGTTTTACACTCGGAGAGTATAATGGCAGCAAGAGATTACACATCAAGACGCCTGAACATTGTAAATGCTCTCGTTGATAAGCTCAAAACAATTAATGGTTCTGGGCAGTTTTTAACAGATGTAAATGAAAATGTTCATCCTCGACTAAAATTTTGGGATGAGGTAGAAGAGTTCCCTGCACTGCATCTTAACGCGGGGTCAGAAACTCGAGAATACCAAGGCGGTGGATATAAAGACCGATTCTTATCCGTTACTATTCGCTGCTATGTAAACGAAGAAGATGCACAGGCAGCATTAAATGCTCTTATGGAAGATGTTGAGACGGTTCTCGAAGAGAATTCTCAAATAGAGTATAGAGATGCACAGAACCGCACATTTAATGTGCAACAAATTTCTATCGTCAGTATTGATACAGACGAAGGAGTTTTGGAACCTCTTGGAGTGGGAGAAATCCTCATAGAGGTTCGATACTAGAAAATACTGGCACGAACAAAAGTTCACGTCCAAGTCTTTTCAAGATACATAGGAGAAAACTATGGCTCAACAATTGTATTTTAGCCGCGACTCAAAGATGTACATCGAGTTCGATGGCTATGTCTGGGAAGTGCCTGTGCTTGATGGTTTCAGCTTTGCTCAGGCTACTAACAGCTCCGAAATTACTCTAAATGAGATGGAAAGCTCCGCTGGTGTTAGCCGTCGTGGACGTCGTGCATTTAACGATTCTCTTGCCCCTGGCGAGTGGTCGTTCTCTACTTATGTTCGTCCTTTCACCTCTGCTGGTAGCGGCTCCGGTGCGGCCGACTCCGCGGCAGAAGTTCACGCTGTAGAGGAAGTTCTTTGGGCACTTATGGCAGGCGCTCGTAACTATGCTTCGTCTGCTTTTGATGACGGCAGCAGCAATGCTGTGTATACGCCTTCAGGCTCAAATGCTGTTTTGAATTTCGACTACTCGAACAAGTCCACTCTTGGTACCTTTAACATCTACTTTGTGCTTGGTGAAGCCAATCGTAAGGTAATGAAGCTCCGTGACGCAGTTGTGAATGAAGCCTCCATCGACTTTGATATTGATGGTATTGCTATGATTAACTGGTCTGGCTTCTCTGCTGAAGTTATTGACTTTACAGGAAGCACAATTGAAGACACGGTTCAGCCCACTGATGGTGACACGACAAACGACAGCTCAGCAATTGCAGTTGGCGATGTATGGCTTGACTCGAATGATGGATATCGTCTCTATGTTCTCACAAACGTGGGCTCAAGCACAGAGGCTTCTACTACACCTATCTACGAAGCAATTACCAGTACCTCTAACTTTATTCGTAACCGTCTTACGATTCTGACCGTTGTTCCCACAACTCAGGATCCTGATTCCGACAGTATCAACGAGCTGGAAGCTAGCTATAACCTTACTCTTACCGGTGGTAATATTACTGTAAGCAATAACATTACTTACATTACTCCGGAAGAGCTCGGGATTGTGAACGTGCCTATTGGTCATGTTACTGGTACGCGTTCGGTTTCTGGCAGCTTTACTTGTTATCTCACAGAGGATACCTCCACAACGAATGCTTCTGCTGACTTCTTTGAAGATCTGCGTGCAATCACAAACGTTGTTACCAACTCTTTTGCTCTTACGTTTAAGATTGGTGGTGCTTCTGGTACGGGCCTTGAACTTGCTTGCGCTACGGCTCACGTTGAGATTCCGACGCACTCAATTGAGGACGTTATTTCTCTGGAAACAAACTTCCAGGCACTTCCTTCTACAATCGCTGAAACAGACGAATTGGTTCTTACCTACCGTCCGTAACAAGGAATGTACCATAAAAAGGGGCTTCGGCCCCTTTTTTCTTATACATGAAAAAAATAAATCTTGACAATTTTCCTCATGTCAATTATACTATATGGAAATGAATGTTGAACCTCCGTTTAACTAAATAAACCCTGACCACTATGCCTAGTTATAATTTTTTAAAAGAAGCAAAACTTTACATAGTGTACGGGGGAAACCAGTACAATATTGATGCGTCTAGCATTTCATTTAGTCAAACATTTACGGAAGATAGCTATCCAGTAAAAACATTGCATACGCAATCGAATATGTTTGAAGGTAGTGTCATTAATCGTGCAAATGCTGCTAACTTCTCCTTTTCGTTTCCGATGCTACGAGAGAGTGATTTTTCTATCATGTTTGACCTCTTGGTTGATTATGATGCCTCTGGTGCAAATATTCAATCATTTGATGCCTACATTTCGACAGAGCAAGATGTTTTTCGACTGCAAACTTGTGTTATAACAAATGGGAGTTTCCTAATTGAGAAATTACGACCCCTGAGTATGACAGTTTCAGGAGAAGCATCAAAGCTATCGAAGGTAGGAGAAAAGTCTAGCTATACTATTCCAGGAGTTGTTCAGTCACGTTCTGCAACTCGTACCTACAATCAGTTACTGGATTTAGATATTACGCTAGACGGCTCAAACCTCGATCATATTACTCAAGTAGCTGTAGAGTTACAAAACGAAATCACTTGGACGCCTTACGCAACTGTGAATGATGCCGTTAATGTAACCTCTGCGAGTAATTCGATGTTTCCCTCTAGCTACACTCTTGAAAAAAGAATACTTGCGGGGTCTATACAACAGTATGTTACCGATGAAAGCGGTAGCAACGTATTGACCTGGGATACGAATGTCTCTCTCCGTATTAAAGCAGGGCAAACTGCCGGCACCTTTTACGGAATTGACTTAAATATGCCAAGTTGTAGTTTTACGAATCGAGTAGCTCCTTCCGGAGTATTTGTTCAAAACTATGACTGGCGTATGCTTTCAAATCCCACAGACCTTGGAAGTATTTTTACTTACACAACCCTTTAGGAGCTTTTAAAGCATGGACCTTAAAAAACTTATGGTTGACAGCAAAGCTGTCTGGATTGATTTTCCTGGCCTCGAAGGATTTTCTGTAGAAGTAGCCAATCTTTCTCGAAAAGAACTTACGTCGCTTCGGAAGCGTTGCACTACACAAAAATTTGATCGCAAGACTCGGCAGCTTGTTGAAAGTCTTGACGAAGAAAAGTTCGTAAAAGAATTTACGTATGCAACAATTAAAAATTGGCAGGGGCTTACAGTAGAGCATCTTGAAACTCTTTTGCTTATTGATACTGAGGGTCAAGATCCGAAAGCCGAAGTAAATTTTACCGCAGACAATGCAGAAGCATTAGTTGCAAATTCTACAGAATTTGATACTTGGCTAAATGAGGTAGTTTTTGATCTCGACAACTTTCGTCGAGCAGGAAAAGGAGGAGACAATCTCGAGGCTGGAGAGAATATTTCAGAATCTTGATACTGGAATGACTCAAGATCGGTATCTTAATCTCTGTGAACAATTAGGGAAAAATCCTGATCCAAAAGAAATGCCTCCAGCATGGGAAGATCTACCCGATATAGTTATAGATGCAATAAATACATTCAATTTACTCGGAGATAGAGTTTACCCAGAAATTGGATATGTAGGAAAAGATTATACAAATCTTTCCCACTTTTTTGAGATTTATGAGGTTCAGGACAAAGACTTTTTTATGCAAATATTGTCCTGGCTCGACTCAAGAGCTATCAAAAAATCTTCTGAACAATTGAAGAAGGAATATGATAAGCTAAAGAGACAATCACGTGGCAGCCAACGAGGTTAAACTTACAATACGCATTGCTGAAGATGGGCAAGGTCTCGATGTTGTTGCAAAAAAGTCAAAGAAAGCAGCAAAAGAAATCGAAGGCGTTGCAGGAGCCACAGAAAAAGTAAATAAATCTCGAAACAGATATAGTAAGCAAGAAAAAGGAGTAGCGGGCCTTACTTCCAACTCTACAAAAAGCTTTGCAAAACAAGCACAAACTGTTGGAGGAGTTCTTGTACCTGCCTATGCTACTCTTGCGGCTAATATCTTTGCCGTTACTGCCGCTTTCGGAGCATTACAGCGCGCAGCTCAAGTAGAGCAGCTTACTCAAGGCTTAGTGGCATTGGGAACCGTGTCTGGTATTGCTATGGGCACGCTCTCTAAAGAATTGCGCACAGCAACTGGTAATGCGCTTAGCCTTGAAGAAGCAATGCGCGCCACGGCCTTAGTTATTAGTGCCGGTTTTGATTCCTCAACTCTTCAAGAGCTGGGAGAAGTTGCTCGAAATGCAAGTATTGCACTTGGTCGAGATACCGCGGATTCTCTTGCTCGCTTGACTCGAGGCGCAACAAAACTTGAGCCTGAACTTCTTGACGAACTTGGAATTATGGTTCGTCTTGATGAAGCTGCAAGTAACTACGCTCTTCAGATTAATAAGTCTGTAAACGAGCTTACTCTTTTTGAACGTCGTCAAGCATTTATGAATGCTGTTCTTGAAGAAGGAGAGCGTAAATTCTCTGCGATAGGCGACTCAGTAGAAACAAATCCCTACGACCAATTAGCCGCAAGTTTTAGTGATCTTTCTAAAAACGGTTTAAATCTTATTAATGTTGTATTGGGCCCTCTAGTTAGTATTCTTGCTACTTCTACAGGCGCATTAATTGGTGTACTTACTATTTTTGGTAGCACCGTATCTAAGCAAATGTTGCCTGTGCTAACTCAGTTTGCAGAAAAAGCAAAAATTGCTGCAACAGAACAGGCTATTTTTGCTAACTCTCAGCTTTCTTCCCTGAAAGGGCTAGAAGGTGCGTCAAAAGCCGTAAAGAGTTTGGGAGAAGCCGCAGAAAAGGGCGAAGTTAGTCAGAAAAAATTAACCGCGGCGTATAAAGGAGCAACTCTTTCAATAACTCGAAATACAAAAGATTTACAAAGATTAATTGTAGCAGAAACCCAAGATTTCGAGGCAATTACTCGAAAGAAAAAACTATTAGAAAATTCTGTTCGTACTCGTAATGAGTTAAGTAAAGCAATTTTTTCAAATACAGTTGCAACAATTCAAAATGCTGAAGTAACTTCTGTTGCAGCATTTGAGCAAGGAAGCCTTCGAGAAGGGCTAAAATTAGCAAAAGCAGAATTACTAGAAACCGCTCGTGCAACAAAAGTCTATGTTCAATCAAGCTCGGGCGGGACAAAAGTTCTTGCTGGATTAAAAGGGGGCTTTATTCTTGCTTCCCAGGGAGCTCGAATCTTTGGAGCTGCTCTGATTAATATGATTCCTATTGTAGGGCAAGTACTTTTTGTTCTAAGCTTGGTAGGCGAAGCAGTTTCTTTTGTATATAATAAATTTTTCAAAACAGAAGCACAGAAACGTTTTGAAGCCGCTTCAGAGTCCTTGAGAGATGTTTTAGAGGAAACAAAAAATACTCTTGTAGAGGTTGATTTATCTCTGGAAGGAAATAGCCGTAAAATAAAAACAGTAAGTCAGCGATATGAAGCACTTGGAAACTCTTTAGGAACTTTATTCAATCGTTTTGAGGAAGTGAATCGCCAGGCGGATGAAGGAAGTACGCTTTTAAATAATTTTGGAAAAGATATTCGTGTAGAAGTATTAGAGGAGGCTTTGAACTCTTCTATATTTTTACAAAAAGCTTTTGAAGAAATATATGGACCTGGACAAAACTTAGAGCGAGTTCTTGCAAATGTGGCAGATAAAGGCGCTTTTGCAGGTCAAGTTATGAAAGCACTTGAAGAGCGCATTATGGGAAATGTTACAGCTTTTCGTGCTTTTGCTACTTCTATCGAGGAAGCAAACCGTCCTATTGATGAATTTTTTGAACAATTTCGTGCAAAAACTCCAGTAGATCAAATCGCCGCAGCATTTAAAGACTTAGACCTTGCTGTTAAAGGACTGGGCGCTACGGCCTCTGCCGAGGATGTTGCTTCAATTCTTGGAGAAAAAGCAGGGGCAAACTTGCTCAAGCTTTTGGGACTTCAAACTCGGCTAAATGAATCTTTAGAAGTTTTTCGGGCAACTAGAACAGCGGCGGCGGCGAGTACAAGGAAATTCGGAGAGGATCTTCTTGCAGAAACACTTAGTACTGCGCAGGGGAGAATTTCTTTATTACGAGAAGAATTTAAAGTTGCTCAAAACGTTCTTGCTGTAAATTCTGAACAGCAAAAAACAGCTCAAGCAGAGCTAAAAACTCTTAAACAAATTAAAGGCGGACGTGAAATTGCCCAAAAAGTTATCGAAAAAGAAAACGACTTAGTAGATTTAAGAATAAAAGCCCTTGATGCACAACTAAATATAGCAAAACGAATTTCAGAATTAGCGCCTCAGAGTATAGAAGCCGCGCAGTTAGTAACTGAGTTAGATGGTCAGCGTACACAGCTGCTAAACGATCAAGTGGATATTGCAGAAGCAAACGTTAAGCTAGCCGAAGCAGACTTAGGTTTTACGCAAGCACAAATTCAATTAAATCAAACAATTCTAACATTACAAAATAAACAACTACAAGCGCGACGTAGTGCTTTGGAAGTTCAAGAAAGTATTTTTAGATTACAAAGAGAGCAAGAAAATCGCCAAAATCCTTTAATCGCAGATCGGACTGGAGCTTTGACTGCCTCTGATGAATACGAAGTTCAGCGCAAGTTTTTAGTAGATCGTATTAAAATTGAAGTAGAGGCAAAAAGACTTCGTGATACTGCAATTCAAAATGAATTTAAACTTTTGCGCGCACAATATACTTTGCTACGAGCACAAGCTCAGTTAGTAAATAAACAACTAGAGGCTCAAGGTATTAAAGGAGCCGGGTTTGATCTAGAGTTAGTAGACTCTGCTATTGCAAATCTTGCAAGTGCAGAAAAAGACGCACTACAGGATTCTGCGAATCAATACTCTCAGACTATAATTAAACTGGTTCGGCAATTAGAAACCGCAAAAGCAGATGCCCTGGATGCAAGTATTAATGCAGAGGGAGATATATTAGAAAAGCTGCGAGTGATGACAGGGCCTGGCGGCATTTTTGCTGTAGATACAGATGCTTCCCTTCGAGACAAAATAGCAGCAACTCAAAACCTTCTTCAACCTCAGATTGAGGCACTAAAATCTCTTGGGCCTGAAGGAGAGTTGATTTCTTCTCTTGTAAGCTCTGCATTTGTAGTAGCAGATGCTTGGACTAATGCCTTTGAAATAATTGGAAGTGCTGAAAGCAGTACGTCAGAAAAAATCGCGGCGGGGTTAGGGGCACTCTCTTCAACTGTAAGTGCAGTTCAACAAACTTTTACAGCAGCGTCTCAGATGCGAATTAAAGGAGTCGAAGCAGAGATCGAAGCAGAGAAGAAGCGGGACGGAAAATCCGCTGAGAGCCTTGCTAAAATCCAACAACTTGAAAGAAAGAAAGAAAATCTAAAAAAGAAAGAGTTTGAGACAAATAAAAAGCTGATGCTTGCAAATGCCGTTATTAGTACAGCAGCAGGTGTTGCAGCAGCTCTTTCAGCAGGTCCTGTTGGATTGTTTATTGCTCCTTTAATTGCAGCCCTAGGCGCCGCTCAGATTGCAATTATTGCAGGAATGTCATATCAAGGGGGCGCAAGTGCAGGGGATGTAGCTTCTACTCCTTCAAGCATTCAGACAGGCCAGCGACGAGCTTTAGTAGACGTTGCTCAGTCTCAATCTACTACAGGAGAACTTGCTTATCTTCGTGGTGCTCAAGGAGTAGGCGGGCCTGAAAACTTCCGTCCGAGCAATGCGTTTGCTGGAATGAAGTACCGAGCAAATGGCGGAAATACTGGAGTCATGGTAGGCGAGCAGGGCCCAGAACTCTTTGTACCCGATCGTCCTGGTCGTATTGTTCCTTCTGATGAAGTACAGCAATCTTCAGTATCGAATATTAACTTCTCTATCAATGCTGTGGACGCAGCAGGCGTGGAAGAAGTGCTTATTAAGCAACGTGGAAATATTATCGGAATGTTACGAGAAGCAGCAAATGCGCATGGACAAGAGTTTCTCGAAGCGGTGGATGTGAGCGTGTATGCTGCTCCTGACCGTAGGACTGTGTAATGGCATCTTTTAGTGATTACTTAAATATTCTTCCTGATCCGAATAATCCGATCGGGGATGCAGGACAGGCTCTTGCAGTAGTCTCTGGGGGAAGTCTGGGTCCTGGCTATGCTTCTGTGCAGCTTTCTTCCGAACAGCCTACAATGATTGATCGTACAAACTCTGGGCGAGTTGTTGCTCGCGCTCTTGTGGGGCATAAGTGGAATATTCAAATTGGATATAATCCGATGACTCGCACAGAGTTTGAACCTATTTATAACTTTCTCTTACACAAACGAGGGCGTCTACGTCCTTTTTATGTTTCTTTGCCTCAGTATCGTCTGCCCCAAGACTCAAGCTTTGCTACTTTTGTACAAAGTGCAACTCTTACGATTAATGGAGCGCAGACTGCTGGAGTAGATACTTTTGAAATGAGTAGTGCTACAACTCTTTCTGGAGCCCCAAAACCTGGAGACCTTTTTACAATTACAGATTCGTCTGACTCAAACCATACAAAAGCTTATATGGTTACTCGCGTAGAAACAAATGCAAACTATCAAAGCGGCGATCAGCCTTCTACTAGTCAGTACCGAATTCATTTTACTCCTGGCCTTCAGCGTTCTACAACGAACGGAGCAGAAGTAGTTTTTAATAATCCTTTGATTCGAGTTATTCTTGCTCAAGACATTCAAGAATACTCTCTCGGAACGAACAATTTGTACTCGTTTAGTTTAAGACTTGAGGAGGCACAACCGTAATGCCAGAGCGTTCAGTTAATTCAACACTTCGCGCATCTCTACTCAATAATGATGGGTTCGCTTACGCTCACCTTGTAAAATTTGAAAAACCTTCTCTGACTTCACAGATTGAGGGGGCAATTGCAGGAAAAGCAACAGATTACGCATATATTACTGATGCAGCACAAGACATTGTTTATAATGATGGCTCTAGTGATTCCGAAGGAAATGCAAACGGTGCCCAGACGTATCGTGCAAATCGTCTCGTAAGTGTCGGCACTGTTTCCGAGACGACGGAAGCCCGTGCTTCTAATATGGCACTGAAGCTTTATGCAACGACACTCGGAACAACTGTAGAAGATTCTCTAAATATTTCTTCAGGGTCTCTTGCAGGTACAGTCAATTTTGCCGATGAAGGCTTTCGAGAAGGCGATAAAGTTCTTCTTACTGGAGGCGGATCAAATAACGGCAAGTATGTAATTATAAATGCCTTTTCAAATGCAGGAAAGACTCTTGCAGTTACTCCTGTAGATACTACTTTGTCTACAGAAAGCTCTGCAACTTATACGCTTTCTTTGGCGTCCGAAGAAATTACTGCGCTGCTATTGAATAAATCTTCTACCGGCTACGCATCTTTTCTGAACCGTGAAGTTTATATTTATAAAGCTCATTTGAGTGCAGAAGACAATTCGATTATTGGAGAGCCCTATCTTATTTTCAAGGGCATCGTATCGAATGGCACGATTCAAGAAAAACCAGACGGACAGTCTACAGTAAGTTGGAATCTTACTAGTCATTGGGGGGACTTTGTTCAGGTTCGTGGACGTATTACATCCGATGCTTTTCATCGTGCTCTTGATCCTGCAGGGCGTCCTGACGCAGATGGACTGATTCGTCGTGACTATGCAAATGATCTTGGCTTTTTGCACTCTGAAAAAGCAGTTAACCTTATCTCTACTTATCAGGTAAAAGAAACTCGTTATCGTAAGCAAACAAAAAGCGGGTTTCTTGGATTTAATAAGAAAATCAGCTTTATTCCTTATGAAGTCGAAGTTGATCGTGAAGTAGACCTACGATTTAATTTACAAGCAAAATATTTGCCAATAGTTTATGGGGTTCAGCGTGTTGACAGTATTCCTTTCTTTGTTGATACTCTTGTAAATAACCCAAAAGAAGTTTACGTAGGTTATGCCATTGCAGAAGGTCAGCTAGGGGGTATTTATGATATTTACTTTGATGATACTCCAAGCATTTGTATCGACAAAAACGATGAAGATGCTCGTGGAGGTTCTCAAACTGCCGAACAAACTATTGATGTAATTTGCTATGGTCGAGCCGATAAGGGTGCTACTCTTTCCGGAACTTCTTATTATAATGGTACCTTTTCTTCTGGGCTTCCAAGCTTAGTGCTTGGGGGCTCGGCTTGGGATATTCAAGAAGCTGGGTATCTGGGAGCAGTTAATCGAAATCTTCCTGATATTGATTTAAGTTTTCTTTCAGGAGCTTCGGCTTCGTCTGTTTCTGGGGCCGGAATTACTCACGAGAAAGGAATTAATTTTACGACTCCTATTGATACAAATATTTTCTTTCATGCGGGAAAACCTTACCAGCGTGCAAATTCTGTTTTATCAAAGTTAGCAGATAGTGCTTCATTTAAAATTCAAAATGATTACTATGATAACAATGCGGATTATTGGGGTCCAAACCATCGTCTTTTAGACACTGCTTATGTAACAAGTAAATATGTGATCAGCGAAGGAGAGACTCAGATTCCTGCGCTTGATTTTGTTATTCGTGGAAAGCTAATTGATTGTTACAACTATGACTATAGTTACGCTCCCGACTTACAAAATGACACTTCTCACGATGAAAGTCTTTTTGAGCTTTTTGATACGGTAACTCTGCATAATACGGGAACGAATGCACAGATTGGTTCTGCGGTTCAAATTATTGATAAGTGGTCTTTTCAAGATGAAAATGGTAGTACCCAGTATCGTTTTCGTTTTTCAGAAGCCCCTTCGTTAGGATCTGTAAAACAATTTTATATGAAGAATACTAGCGGAGACCGTTGGTATTTTGAGACTTATGATTACTCGCCTAATTCAGGTACAGTACCTGAGACGCTTACAACTGCAATTGCGACCGCTTCTAATAATGCTACGGTAGGAGTTGATGTTGTATTAGATACTCCTACTTTAGCAGCAGAAATAGCGTTTGAATATGGTTCTTCTCTAAATTTAAGTGATGGGCAGTTCGACCGCTGGCTAGAAAGTCAGTATGACTATGTAGAGGATGTTGCCACTAATACTTTGCAGCAAATTGGAGTAGCTAATTCTTCGACTTTTGCAGCAACTCAAGCTATTCCGGCAGATTCTATTGCTCTTGCTTCTTCTGCAAGCGCCACTGATGATGTGTATATTGGGTATCGTATTCGTCTTACAAAATTTGATGCGAATGGACTTCCCTATGTTCAAGAGCGCATAATTACAGACTATATTGGCTCTGCAAAAGTAGCGGTTGTAGACAGTAGTTGGGACGGTGGAAAAACACCAGAAAATGGTGATACCTATGAGATTCTTTCTCAAGGGGATAAGCGTGTATCAATCAATCCTGCAATGCAGTTGCTTGATTATCTTACAAGTCCTCGCTATGGAAAGGGCCTTTCTCTTACTGACGATATTTCTCTTGCAAGTTTTCAGGATACAGCACGTCTTTGCGATACTCGTTCAAATGTATTTATGCAAGCTTATGCAAACGCAGAGACTGATGGTGTTGATGTAGCTGATGTATTTAAATACGTAACTTCCGCAGGCAAAACGGTATTTCAAGGAAAGGTAAAAAAACTTACATATCATTTTGCCGCAAATAGCACAGAAGTAGAGTTTGAAGAGGTTGTAGGAAAGATTGCCCGTAAGTGGGAGGACTGGAAAACTTTTGAGACCGGAGATCTTTATTGGTATCAGGGGCGTCTATATGTAGCTTCTACAAATGGTCCTATTAGTAATCCTACTGGGAATAACACACAGGGGACTACTACTCTTACAAAAGTTTCTGGTACCGGCAGCGTTACAAACTGGCTATTTAATACTATTAGTGCAAACTTTGATGGTAATCCAATTGTAAAAGCTTATGATGTAAACTCTCAAGGATTTAAAAAGACTGGGTATTCACTATATGATGCAGACGATGTAAAATATTGGCGTTATGTGGGATGGGATGCTCAAGAACAACGATATGTTACTCGTCATCAGACAAACTTTGTAATTGATACAGCAAAGCCTGTTTTTGACAATATCAATGGAATGCTAAATCATTTCAACGGTATTCTTCGCTATGCAAACGGACGTTATGAGCTAGATGTAGAGAGTAGTGCGGGTGTTCTCAGCGAAGCACAGTACATTGATACTGATGATATTATTGGCGAAATTAAAATTACAGACTCTGGGCAAAAGGGAGTATTTAACAGCGTAAGTGCGGCAATTCCTGACCCTCAGAATCGTTTTGATAATCGGACTGTAACTTTCTTTAATTCTCAATATTTGAAAGAGGATCGCGGGGTTCCAAAGCAAGGAAATTTTAATCTACCTGGTGTTACAAACTATTTTAATGCACGAATTAATGTAAAACAGTTTCTAGATCAATCTCGCTATAGTTTAAGCATTAACTTTACAATGATGCCGAAAGGAGTTCTTCTTTTGGCAGGCAGCCTTATATCTATTACTTATCCGCGATTTGGATGGACAAATAAGCTATTTCGTATTTCAAATCTAAACTTTACTTCTGAATGCTTGGTGCAGGTTACAGCCGAAGAGCACAATGATGATGCTTATATTATTTCTGGGTTCAATAAAGAATACTATAATAATTATGAGCCTGCTCCAATTGTAAATATTGCTCCTGCTGCTCCTAGTGGCCTAACTGCAACTGGAAATGAGCGCGGAGGAATTACTCTTAACTGGACAAATGGAGCTAACTTTAATCCTACGACATTTGTTACAGAAATTTGGAGAAGTTCTACAAACAATCGTGCAAATGCAACTCTTATTGGGACTACAAAGGGTACGACATTTACAGATGCTGTTTCTGTAGAAGGTCCAGTAACTCGATATTACTGGATTCGCCACTCGATTTCCGTTCTCTCACAGCTTTCTTCTCAGGCAGCTCCTCGAGAGGTATTCTCGACTTGGTACCCGCTCTCTGCAACTGCTGGAGAAAGTGGTACTTCGGTTGCCCTGTTAGATGCTACTAGTGTAATTGTCTCTAGGGCTTCTGTCGCTCTTCCTTCTGATCTAGCAGGATCTATTATTGACTTTTCAGACTCTGGAACAGATATTACGGTTACACAGGGCACAACAAAATTTGAGTATGACGCCAGCGTTACTCCAGCAGCCAACACCTTTAGTGTAGTTGCTGTTTCTCCTAGCAACATAATTACATTCGATCCCTCGCCTACAACGGTAAATGACAGTAGTGGTAATCCTACTATTCGGCGATATGATAATGTAAGTGCTATGACGGCTTCAACCACTGGAGCAGTTATATTTACAATAACTGTAAATTATGGGAATGGGCTAAGTTCTATATATGAACTTATTCAAAGCTTTACAAAAGTATCCGAAGGACAAGTGGGAGAGACCGGTCCTCAAGGCGCAACAGGTATACAAGGAGTGCAAGGTGCCCAAGGGCCTGCAGGGGATACAGGTCCTATCGGGGATACGGGCCCTCAAGGGGTTCAAGGTGCTCAAGGGCCTATAGGGAATACTGGTGTTCAAGGTGTTCAAGGCGCTCAAGGTAATACCGGTGCTCAAGGTGTTCAAGGGCCTATAGGTGATACTGGTATTCAAGGCCCTCAAGGTAATACCGGTGTTCAAGGTGCTCAAGGGCCTATAGGGAATACTGGTATTCAAGGTGTTCAAGGCCCTCAAGGTAATACCGGTGTTCAAGGTGTTCAAGGGCCTATAGGTGATACTGGTATTCAAGGCGCCACAGGACCTCAAGGCGCCACAGGTGTTCAAGGTGTTCAAGGACCTATCGGAAATACCGGAGCCCAAGGTGCACTAGGGGCTACAGGAGTTCAAGGCGTTCAAGGCGTTCAAGGCCCTGCGGGTGCTACAGGTACTGCTGGTAATCAAACCTTTACTTTCTATTCTACAGCTCCTGATGATACCCTGAATTCTTCTCCTACTATTAATGCTTGGAGTAGCGGTGGGGCTTATACTCAAGGAAATGTTGTTTCTTATTCTGGGGGAGTTTATGCTGCCCTACTTAATCATACGGGAAGAACAACAGCTCCTTCTACCGACACAAGCTATTGGGTAAGAATATATGCGGGCGCAAATAATTCTTCTAATACTGCTGATTTTACTCGGCTTACTCCTACAATTTTTATTAGTACCAGTGGATACTGGTTAACCGTTGAGGGAGGACAGACAGACCCTCAATATAGATGGTATATTGATGCAACAGTAGCCGGAGTTACAAATATTAAGTGGACCATTGCAGCTCTTGAGCAAAACAGTGCTGCAATTACTCAGGATGATTTTCAAGACCCTGTATTGATAAAAGGGCAAAAAGGAGAGCAAGGAACTCAAGGTGCAACAGGGGCCCAAGGCCCTCAAGGTGCTACAGGTGTTCAAGGTATTCAAGGACCGCAAGGTAACACAGGTGTGCAGGGTCCTCAAGGTAATACAGGTATTCAGGGTGTTCAGGGTGTTCAGGGCCCTCAAGGTAATACAGGTGCTCAAGGTGCTCAAGGTCCTCAAGGTAATACAGGTGTTCAAGGGCCTCAAGGCCCTCAAGGTAATACTGGTGCACAGGGTCCCCAAGGTAACACAGGTATTCAGGGTGTTCAGGGCCCTCAAGGTAATACAGGTGCTCAAGGTGTTCAAGGTCCTCAAGGGGCTACAGGACCCCAAGGAGCTCAAGGGCCCCAAGGAGCTCAAGGTGCTGTCGGGGCCACGGGTGTAACAGGTGTAACAGGACCTAGCGGCCCTGTTGGGGAGCCAGGAACGGCTATTGCATTTGATACAGACGCGACAGTAGATAGCGATGCTGGAAAAACTAGTTTAGTACAAGCAGTAAAGGGATCCACTGTTGCCAATAATGATATTTATTGGCACGTTCGCACAGATCAGGTGTGGTATTATTCTTCTGGAAGTTGGATACAGACAGATAGAATTTCTCGAACAGGAAGTAACTCTATTACACTAGATGGAGGAACACAAAGAATTATTGTTACTGACGGATCTGGCGTAATTCGAGTGAAGATAGGAAATCTTGCATAATGGCATACGGAATCGAAATATTTAATCCAAGCGGCGTAAAAGTACTAGAGCTGTCCAATCGGGTGGCTCGACTTGCTGCACAAGGCCAAGCTACTACAATTAATAATGGCAGCAGTAATACGGCTACAGTAAGTATTACCGGAATGGAAAATAATGATTCTTGGGAGGTAGTGGCTTTTTCCGGTACTCTAGCAGGTGTTAAAGTAGCAAAAAGTACTGGATCTTTTACTATCACTACACCTAGTGTTAATACAACAGTTGATTATTTGGTAGTACGAACATGAGCTATGGTATTGAAATCCTAAATAATAATAACAGAATATTGATTGATGAAAACTATCCAAATATTGGGTTTGTAAGCACAGCTACGACAACAACAAATTTATCTACTTCGGGACGTCAAAGCTACCCCGGAATCACTGGGTATACTACTGGAGACTTAGTCTTTTCTAGAACAGCTACTAATACTAATGGTTTTATAGCTAATGGATGGGATCATCAAGGAGGCTTTACCCTTAACAAATGGTGGGAGTATATTGAGGGTCCAAGGAATACTAGCAATCAAGAGCCGCAGGATTTTTTTGAACCTAGTAGTGTTGTGAGCTATTTACTTCGAGATATGTCAGGTATTTACAGCCCCAGTACAAGTGGCTATGGATTAGAAGTTTACAAATCAAATGGCGATGTTATTTTTACTTCAAATATATCAAAACATTTTTCGATTATTGCATCTGGCTCTTTCAATGCTTCTGTATCTAACGTAACTCATATAGACTTTCCTTCCTCTACTGGAACATACTCTGACTTAGATAAGTATTATTGTTTAATGAACCCGACTTTTGCTGCAGAAATTCCCATTTTTACTACTCTTAATGCGGCATTGAGAGGGTATCAATATACTTGGACAAGTAGCACTACTGGAAGAATTCGAGTGTGGAATACGGGTTTTCAGTGGCTAAACTATATTAATAATGTTAATGGCCCTACCTTGACAAAACCAGACATAGATAGACACTACATGATAATTAAGGAGATAGGATAATGAAACAATTTGCTTTTGTAAACAATCAAGGAGAGATTCTTTATGTTATGTCTCCTGGAAAGGATGAAGATTATACTCATGGACAGCAGTATGGAGAAACTACTGCATATGAAGTTTCGGCGGATACAGATCCCTCTACATATATAAGCACTTTTTATTATAAAAACGGAGAGTTGAAAAGTAAACCCGCTAAACCAAACCAGTATCATAATTGGGATTTAGCAACAGAAAGTTGGATATTAGATACTACCGCATTATTTACTTCGCTTAGAGAAACTAGAAATTCTGCTCTTACTGTTTCTGACTGGACCCAAATTTCCGACGCACCTTTAACAGCAGAACAAAAAGCTGCTTGGGCAACATATCGTCAGGAGCTTCGTGATGTTCCTGCAAATAACACAGATATTACTGATTTAAGCCAAGTTATCTGGCCTACACAACCGTAAGGATTTATTTATGAGATTTCACTGTTTAGGAGTTCCTCACACTGTGACGAACAAAGAGTATGTAGCTTGTGCGTATACTCAGAAAGTACTAAAGTTCTGCAAAATGATGAAAGATCGTGGACATACCGTGTTTCATTATGGTCATGAAGATTCAGAAGTAGAATGCACAGAGCATATTACTGTTACTACTAATCAAGATCTACAAGAGGCATACGGCAGCTATGACTGGCGTAAAGACTTTTTTAAGTTTGATACATCAGATGCTGCTTATAGGTCTTTTTATATTAACTCTATAAGAGAAATAGGAAAAAGGAAACAGCCCTATGACTTTGTACTTGCTTTTTGGGGTGCTGGGCATAAAATAGTTTGTGATGCTTTTCCTGATCTTACTGCCGTAGAGCCGGGTATTGGGTATAGTTCTGGTAGTTTTGCCCGATTTAAGATTTTTGAATCCTATGCTCTTATGCACAACGTTTCTCCTGTTGAAGCATCTTCCCATTGTCAGACAGACTGGTATAGTGTAGTTGTTCCTAATTACTTTGATTTAGGAGACTTTGAGTTCAAAGAAGAAAAGGAAGATTATTTTTTATACTTAGGTAGAGTGTATGAAGGAAAAGGAGTACATATAGCTATTCAAGCCGCCGAAGCCGCAGGAGTAAAATTAAAAGTAGCAGGACAGGGTGGGATTGTAGAAAAAATGAGTCATCTTGGGTATACTTCTGTGCCCGACCATGTTGAAGAATTAGGATATGCTGATGTGCAAACTCGAAAAAGACTGATGGCAAATGCAAAAGCGGGGTTTGTACCCTCTATTTATCATGAGCCCTTTGGCGGGGTCCAAATAGAGTATCTTCTTTCTGGTACTCCAACTATTACATCAGACTGGGGCGCTTTTGTAGAAAATAATTTACACGGTCTTACTGGGTATCGCTGCCGTACGTTTGGGGACTTTGTAGAGGCGGTAAAGAATATTGATAAAATTGACCCGAAGTTTTGTCGAGAGTGGGCAGAGAAAAATTTCAGTATGGAACGAGTTGCCCTCATGTATGAAAAAGTATTCAGCGATATAATGAACGTAGTAACGAACAATAAAGGCTGGTATAATACATACTCAGATTTAACTTGCTTAGAGAGATACTATCCTCGCGTTAACACCTAATAAAAAATAATTCTTGACTACGAATGTCCTGTTTGTTATAATTTCATCATGGAGAAAAGTAAATGACCGCAGCTACCTATAACCTAGTGATTGACCAAGGGTCCGACTTTGCCATTGACTTATTGATTAAGGAAGGCGGAGTCGTTAAAGACCTTACGGGCTACTCTGCTCGTGCACAAATGCGCACGACCCGGACAGCGGATACAGTAGCTGCTACATTTACTTGCACCGTACTAGAGCCTAAAACAGATGGAAAAGTAAAAATGGAGCTAACAAATGCTGCATCTTCTGCTGTATCTGCCGGCAAATATTATTACGATCTAGAGATTCATACACCTGGGGATGCAATTGTAAAGCGCCTGATTCAGGGAGAGGTTATACTTAACCAAGAAGTGACACGATAAAATGGCTACAGAACCGACTGTCGTATATATTACAGAAGATGTTACTGACATTACGGTTACTGATGATAATACCGTAGAGGTTACTTTATCTCCTGATACAACGACAATTGAAATAAATAACTTTGCAATTCCCGTCAATTTTCTTGATGCAGCAAACGTTTTTGTTACTCCATATAACACTGTAACTGCAACAAACGTTCAAGAGGCTCTTGAACAGCTTGCAGACCAAGATTTTCGATCTCCCACCACTCCTACAGGATCTAACATTAAAGAAGGAGATACGTGGTACGATACTGACGATAACCAACTGAAAGTATACCGCGAAACTAGTGCTGGAGTTTTTGAATGGGTACCTATAATTATAGGTAATATTTCACCAGACTCTGACACGCTAGACGCAGGTGCCTTTTGAGGCTACCGGAGTTTTTAAATGGCTCAAATTATTAAAATCAAACGCAGTACAACCACAGCGGCTCCTGGAAGCCTAGCTGCGGGGGAGCTTGCGTATTCCGAGGACAGCCGTAAGCTGTTTATCGGTCGCCCGAATGACGGAGCCGTCATTGATATTGCGGGTGAGATTTACACGGATATGCTCGACCATACCGCAGGAACTCTTACCGCGTCTAGTGCTATTATTGTTGACTCGAATAGTAAGATTGATCAGCTAAAAACTGCAAATCTTATAATTGGTGCAAATTCGATTACTTCCGGCAGCGGCGATATTGATCTTGTTGCAGCAGCAAATATTGATATTGATGCAGGTACTCTTGATTTTACTACTCAAGCTACTGAGTTTAAGATTGTTGACAACTCTGCAACTGCTCTTACAATTTCGGAAGGTGTAAATAACTATCTTACTTTCGACAGCCGAAATTCTCAAGAAAAGATTGTATTCAACAAGCAAATTCATGTTGGAAATCTTGCCGCAGATGGCTACACCCTTCCTCTTACGGATGGTACGATTGGCCAAGCTCTTATTACAAATGGTGCTGGTGGAGTAACATTTACTACTATCTCTACTACGCTTGATATTGCTGGCGATACTGGTACAGATACTGTTTCCCTTGTAAATGACACTATTACATTTACGGGCGGCGAAGGTATTGATACTGTTATTACAGACAATGCTGTTACAATTTCCGCAGAACTTGCAACTTCTTCCAATCTTGGTGTTGCGAGCTTTGATGCTACAGACTTTACTATTAGCAGTGGTGCAGTAGCTGCAAATGCAATTACTCTTGGGACTTCTTCTCTTAATCTGGGCGAAACGACAAACACTCTTGCAGGTCTGCAACAGCTTGACGTTGATAATGTTCGTGTTGATGGCAATACGATTTCTACAACCGATGCAAATGGAAGTCTTACTCTCTCTCCGAATGGCACGGGTGTTGTAAATGTACCTTCTGGATACAAAGATCGTTCTCAGTTTAGCACAAATAGTCTTGTAACAAAAGAGTATGTTGATGCTCTCAAGCAAGCTCTTGATATTAAAGACTCTGTTCTTGTAGCAACAACCGGAGATCTTGGAGCAGTTTATAATAATGCTTCTGGCACTCTTACAAACGTAGGTGTAAATGCCGCGCTTTCGATTGATACAATCGCACTTTCTGTCGGTAATCGTGTACTTGTTAAAGATCAGTCCAGTCAGTTTGAGAATGGTATTTATGAAGTAACTACTGTTGGTGACGAATTTACTGCGTGGGTACTTACTCGTACTGCTGATGCAAATATTGCGGAAGAGATTACTGGAGGTACTTTTACTTTTGTAGAAGATGGTTCTACAAATGCTGATAATGGGTATGTATTTACTCATAATGGTGTACCCACTCTTGGTACTACTGCTCTTCCCGTTTCTCAGTTTTCGGGTGCTGGTCAGATTATTGCTGGAGATGCGCTTTCCAAGACTGGCAACACTCTCAATGTAAACGACGACAATATTACTCTTGAAGTTTCTTCAGATAATCTTCGTATCAAAGGAATTTCAGCGACCGCTATTGGTGATCTTCTTATCGGTGCTGCTGCAAACGGCGGCTATACTGCTCTTGCGAAGCCTTCTACGAGCGCGACTGCTTATACATATTTGCTGTCGATGGACTCTTCTGGCACCGCAGCGTGGGCAGACACATTGGATGGTGGTACGTTCTAATTTAACCTATTGCGTATATACGCAACAATAGGGGAGCCACATGGCACAGACGATTAAATTAAAGCGCTCGGCTGTAGAAGGCCGTGTGCCAACTGTTTCTGATCTTGAATTAGGTGAAGTTGCCATCAACACCTATGATGGTAAGATATACATTAAAAAAAATGTTTTTGGTACGGAAAGTATTGTACAGATTGCAGGCGAGACCCCCGGGACACAAAGTGCCGTTTGGAAAGAGTATATTTATACTGCAACGAGTGGCCAGACAACATTCTCTGGCGCAGATGATAATTCCGAAACTCTTTTTTATATTCCCCAATTTATTCAAGTTTTTCTAAACGGCGTTCTTCTCGATCCGAATACCGATTATACAGCTACCTCCGGAGACTCTGTAGTTCTTACGTCCGGTGCTGCTCTTAATGATTTAGTTCAAATTGCTACCTTTGTAAAAATTGTTGGCTCGTCAGATATGATTACTGACGAGTTTACAGGGGATAATAGCACAACTGATTTTACTCTTTCTGCAAATCCTGACGGTGAAGCAAATACAATTGTATTTATTGACGGTGTTTATCAGGAAAAAGGAACCTACTCTGTAACTGATGCTACTCTTTCTTTTTCCACGCCCCCCTATACTAATGCTTCGATTGAAGTTATTATTGGTTCTCGAAACGTAACTATAGATAATCTTGAGGCACTTACACTCAATAGTATTCGATTTACTACAGATCAAACTGGTTCTACTTCGCCCGGCCAAATTGCTTGGAACACAGATACTGGTACTCTTGAGCTTGGTCTTAATGCGAATGTAAACCTGGAAGTTGGTGAGCAAAATTACTTTCAGGTAAAAGCTGGAGAGGCTCTTTCAAAAGGCGACGTAGTTTACGCATCTGGTGCTGTAGGAAATTCTGGAAAAATTGAAGTAAGCAAGTACATTGCAAATAACACAATTGAAGAGCGGTTTGTACTTGGTCTTGCGGCAGAAAATATTGCAAGCGGAGAGTTTGGCTTTGTAATGAGTCTTGGAACTCTCCGCGGTGTTTCTGCAGACGGTTCTGTACTTACAGTTCCAGAGACTTGGAATGCTGGTACAGTTCTCTATGCTTCTTCGACAGTTGCAGGAGAGCTTACTTCTATAAAGCCTACTGCTCCGAACCAAGCAATTCCACTTGCATTTGTAGTTTCTGATAATGCTTCAAATGGTGTTCTTGTAGTTCGTGCTTACGATCTCGGGTTTCATATCGGAGAGCTTCACGATGTTTACATTACTTCCGAAAGCGATAATGATATTCTTCAGTGGAACGCTTCTACTTCTCGCTGGGAAAATACTACAAATGTTGATTTTTCAGGTACAGTCTCTCTCGTAGGAAATGCGAACGAGCTGCGATTTTACGAAGGCTCAAACTATGTAGGTTTTGAAGCTCCCGCTCTTGCTGCGGACCAAATTTGGGTTCTTCCTGCTACTGACGGCTCCGCGGACCAAGTATTAAAAACGGATGGGGCGGGAAATCTTAGTTGGGGTAGTGCAGGTAGCGGAGGCGCTGAAGCGCCAACGCTTGACGACTTTTTAGATTTAACTGGGCAACCAGCTTCTGAGATTATTGTTAGCAATGAGTCAGTAGTAGCCGGGGATGAGAATTGGATTTGGCCGATTATGGTCCGTGGTGGAGAGCTTCAAATTAATTCTCAGTCTTGGTCTATAGACGGAGTGGTTAGAACAGGGGATACAATCAAGCTGAGGCTAACAAGCGAAGCTGAATTTGGCGCTGAAACAAGCGCGACGCTTTACGGACAAGGTTTTACAAAACAATGGAATGTCGCAACCTACCAGTTCCCGCTATTTGTTCCACTTGGATCGGATAGCTTAATTGATGCAAGCGGCGACACCTTTAGGGTTCAGGAGTAATTTATGGCCGATTATATTTCAAGTTTTACCGGCGCGCAGATTGATGCGGGTATTACTGCCGCCAACAGCGCACAGCAGCCGCCTTCTGAGGGGCCGTTCGTCAACGGCGACAAGACCAAGTTGGATAGCGCGGTACAGCCTAACGATAACGTATCGACCCTAACCAACGATGCCGCTTATGTCCCGAGCGATCCAACGGGCGTAACGGGTGCGGATGCCATCACTAATATCATGTCGCTGACGCAAGCCGAGTACGACGCCATCACGCCCAATGCGTCCACCTTCTATGTGATCGTGGGGTAAACGATGGCCCTGCGACTCGGAACAACGACACCTAGCAAGCTCTACCTCGGCGCGACCGAGGTGACGAAGGCTTACCTTGGGGCGGGTGAGGTTTATAGCAGCGCGCCTGCGGCATGGACTCCCGCTGAACTTGGTGCGGCCCTCACGCTGTGGCTCGACGCTGAAGACGCCAGCACGATTACGCTCAATGGCTCGACCGTCAGTCAATGGTCAGACAAGAGCGGCAACGACAATCATGTGTCCAACGGTACGGCAGCAACGCAGCCCGATTACTTGGCTACTGGCTGGAACGGCAAGCCTACGGTGTTCTTCACAAAGGTAGGGGAGGAGTTTTTATTCAAGGCAGGAGTGTCAAACTTCGCTGCAAACAATGACTTCACGATTGCGTCTGCATTTGAGTTTCTGCAAACCGGCAACAACTGGGACATGATTGCGGGCTGGAGAAACACTGCAAATAGTACAGGCGCTGCCGGCACACCAATCTTGCAAGGCCTGTTGACAAGCCAACAAATCGGCATTCACAACACGGACAAAGCAGATACTCGTATCAAGGTCGATGTCACCACACGGCTCGGCAAGAAAATTGCTACCGCAAGCAGGGCAGGCGGCACAAACGGGAACGGCGGGGCGGTCACGGTAACAAGCACTGGATTCAGCCAGCCCACCTACCAA